CAGTGGCTCGTGTGTTGACGTGTATTGAATTAAAAGTATTCAAGAACATACAGGGGTTATTCTCACAAGGGGATCAATCCTTGTTACCTTCCCTACGGTTTACAGCCGCATCGTAAACTCTACTCCCTACCGGTACAAACGTAAAGCCCCGTCTCCCTGCATGTACTTCAATACTCTTGTGTTAACTCACTGCTGGACACTCTAGCGAATGCCCAGCGATTAGTCAACCTTAGGCCGCCGACACCTCTCGAATACTCATGAGTTTACCTAGCTCACCGTTGTGGTGTGCAAGATAGCGGAAGGCTTCAGCCGCCTCAAGTATTGTTTCGTATGTTGAATACGTCTCCGCTACCCAACGCCCGTTTACTCTCGTGTCTATTGCTAATTGATATCGAACCATGTGCCTGTCTCCTTAGTTGATGTAGCCATCTTACAGGAACCACTGGAGATGTACATAGTAAATAATACCACAAATAAACTATTGACCACATTGGTTGACGTATGCTATTCGCATGTGCGCGTGTAATAGAAGGTAGGGCTATAGGGTCCAACATAAGTCCTCACACTTGTCAACCCATGCAAAACTCATGCCAACTCTGCTCGCTACTACATGAGTCCGCCCATGTCAACCCATGCAACAATCGTGCCAACTTTAGTCGCTACCATAGGCCGCGTCTTGTGTCAACCTTTGTTGAAACCCGCGTAGAAACTAGGGGCGGGGGAGGGGTTGACATATGTTATACTTTTGTAGTAGCCACTTACGCACAAAATAGGTTAAAATTAGGAAAATTACCCTTAAATTAAACTCGTGTAACCCTTTGTTTTTACTCGTGTTTGTACTATTACTGCTTTTACTCCTAAAATAGCTTGACTTTCGTGTAAACTTATGTTATACTATTGTTGTATTTAGGGACAATTTATGTTATGACCGACGTTGTTAAAAAAAGAGGTCGTGGCAGACCCCGGAAGTCAGAAGTAGCCGCTGTAAAGCCCGGAAATAAGGGTGTAGTAGGCCGACCCAAGGGTGACGCAGCGATAATTAACGAGTACAAAGCTAGGATGCTCGCTAGTCCTAAGTCACGTAAGGTACTTGATACTATTTTTGATGCTGCTTTGGACCATGACCATAAAAATCAAGCTGCTGCTTGGAAACTTGTGATGGACCGTATACTACCTGTTGCTGCCTTTGAGAAAGACGTTGTTAAGGACGGTGGTAGGAACGCTATACAAATCAATATTAGTGGTGTAGGTACTGCTGAAGTTACAACACCTAATATAATCGAAGGGGAAATAGTAGAAGATGACTCTTAAGCATTTCACCAGAGAAGAATTCGATTGTCAGGAATCAGGTACAAACAATATGGAACAGGAGTTCCTAGAGAAGTTAGATGAGTTAAGGGCATACTGTGGATTTCCTTTCTTCATTACTAGTGGATACAGACACCCGACACTGCATTCAATAGAGCGTAAGAAAGAGGTTCCCGGAACTCATGCCCAAGGGATCGCGGCTGACATAAAAATAACTAATGCCGCTGATCGCCTTAAGCTTGTCAGCCTTGCTCTTAAACTTGGTTTCACAGGGGTAGGTATTGCCAAAGACTTTATTCATGTAGACACTAGGGGTACTACTCCGGTGATGTGGACGTACTAGTGGACCTTAATATTGAGTTACTGCCTTGGCAGCAGGAAGTATGGTCAGACGACACACGGTTTAAAATAGTAGCAGCCGGTAGACGGACAGGTAAGTCTAGACTAGCTGCTTGGTTGTTAATAGTAAACGCACTTCAGGCAGACAAAGGCCATGTATTTTACGTCGCACCTACTCAGGGACAAGCCAGAGACATCATGTGGCAAACCTTGCTTGACTTGGGACACCCTGTCATTAGCGGTAGCCATATTAATAATCTGCAAATTAAGCTTGTCAATGGTGCCACCATCAGCCTCAAAGGTGCTGACAGACCAGAAACAATGCGAGGTGTTAGCCTCAAGTTTTTAGTACTAGACGAGTACGCAGACATGAAGCCTGACGTATTCGAGCAGATCCTGAGACCAGCCTTGGCTGACCAAAAGGGCTGCGCAATGTTCATTGGTACGCCAATGGGAAGAAACCACTTTTATGACCTTTATAAATACGCGGACTTAGACGATGATCCGACTTACAAAGCATGGCACTTTACGTCATACGATAATCCTTTGCTGGACCCAGACGAAATCGACATTGCTAAACGCTCTATGTCATCTTATGCGTTTCGTCAAGAATTTATGGCGTCGTTTGAAGCCCGTGGTTCGGAAATGTTCAAAGAAGATTGGGTACGCTTTGCAGAAGAGACGCCGGAAGTAGGCGAGTACTACATTGCGATTGACTTAGCGGGTTTTGAAGAAGTCAACAAAAAACGAACTAAAAACTCTAAGCTTGACGACACAGCCATTTCTGTGGTAAAAGTAGAAGACAACGGGGATTGGTTTGTTGAAAACATTATATACGGGCGATGGACGTTAGATGAAACAGCGGTCAAGATTTTTCAAGCTGTGCGTGATTACAGTCCTGTTTCTGTTGGCATTGAAAGAGGAATTGCTAAACAGGCAGTTATGTCTCCCCTTATGGACTTACAAAAGAAGTATGCCCAGTTTTTTAGAGTTGAAGAACTAACGCACGGTAACAGAAAAAAGACAGACAGAATAATGTGGAGTTTACAAGGTAGGTTTGAAAACGGCACTATTACCTTAAACAAAGGCGAATGGAATAGCAGATTCTTAGATCAGTTGTTTCAGTTCCCTGATCCACTAACGCACGATGATTTAGTTGATTCACTATCCTATGTCGATCAACTTGCAAACGTACCCTACGGTATAGGGGACATAGAGTTCGATGAACCTGAAATTTTAGATATTGTAGCAGGATACTGATATGACTGAACTATATGAACAAGATCCATTGATGATCCAAGAGTCTCTAGAAGATTGGGTTATAACTAAGTGTGAAGATTGGAGGGATAACTACGAAAGCAATTATGAACAGAAATTTGAAGAATATTATAGATTATGGCGTGGTCAATGGGATCCTGCTGACAGTGAGCGTGGGTCTGAGCGTTCCCGTATTATTTCTCCTGCACTTCAACAGGCAGTTGAGTCTAATGTTGCTGAGTTAGAAGAAGCGACGTTTGGACGTGGTAAGTGGTTTGACGTTAGTGATAACTTTGGTGACACGGATAAGCAAGACGTACAGTTCCTACGTAACAAGCTTACAGAAGATTTTGAAAACTGTATGGTACGTAAGGCCGTTGCTGAATGCTTGATTAACTCAGCAGTGTTTGGTACAGGCGTTGGTGAGATTGTCATTGAAGAAATGAAGGAGATGGTTCCAGCAACTCAGCCTGTCATGGGTGGTGATTTACAAGCAGTAGGCGTAAACATTACTGAACGTGTGGTTGTAAAGCTTAAACCTGTACTGCCTCAGAACTTTCTAATTGACCCTGTAGCAACGTCTGTAGAAGACGCGATGGGTGTAGCTGTTGATGAGTTTGTGAGTAGTCATCATGTTGAACTACTACAGGAACAAGGCGTGTATAAGGACGTGTACGTTGGTAACGCAGCGCCTGATACAGACCTAGAGCCTGACCAAGACCTTACTGTCTACAGTGACGACAAGGTACGTCTTACTAAGTACTATGGTTTAGTGCCACGAGAGCTTCTAGACGCCGCTATGAGCGACGATGACGAAGAAGAGGTACTAGAGCAAGAGTCTGATTCAAAGTACGTAGAGGCCGTTGTAGTGATCGCTAACGGCGGTATCTTACTTAAAGCTGAAGCTAACCCCTACATGATGCAGGATCGTCCTGTAGTAGCATTTCCTTGGGACGTAGTACCCGGACGCTTCTGGGGTCGTGGTGTGTGTGAAAAAGGCTACAACAGTCAGAAAGCCCTTGACACTGAGTTACGTGCAAGGATCGACGCACTAAGCCTTACTATCCACCCAATGATGGCTATGGACGCTACACGCTTACCTAGAGGGTCTAAGCCAGAAGTACGGCCCGGTAAGATAATTTTAACAAGCGGAGACCCTCGTGAAGTACTTCAGCCTTTCAACTTTGGGCAAGTTAATCAAATCACTTTTGC